AGAATACCTATTTTAATATTATTCCATTTAGTCTCTCTAGCTATAATTTTATTAAGCATATTTAATAAAGGCTCTTGAAAATCAGGAATAATAACACTATTCATAAACTTATCATATTCATCCTTTATTTGCTGATTGCTACCTAATTTACCAGCAGTTTCTAAACCAGCTAAACTACCTGTAATTCTATGAGCAGTAACAATACATTTAACAGCTAATTGAGATAGCTCTAAAAACTCTCCATCTCTTTCTCTCTCAAATTCTTTTATACTTGCTGCTTGATCAGGGCTATCTAAAAGCTCTACTAAAAATTTATCATTGTTAGACTCACCTGTAAACTTTTCTTTAATCTTATCAACATACTGTTGAGCATTCATACCGTCTGGCACTTCTCCAAACATCTGAATTAATACACTAGGAAAAAAGCCATTATCAAACTTGTCAATATTGTATTTTGACATTCTGTACTCTATGTCAATCCAATCTATAGCACCTACATAATCTGGTAAGCCGTAGTAATTAAACTCAGGGTATTTTCTCATACCATGAATTAAATACTCGTTTCTCATTCTATCACCATAAAAAGGTATTTCAGTAACAGGAAACTCAGCTGAAGGAGCTGTGCTAAGCATAATATCTCTCCAAAAGTTAGATAAGTAAGCCGTCTTTTGGTCTTTAGACTTTCTTACTGTTGTAGCATCCTCTGAATATAAAGCAGTATAATCACCGCTTTTTTTAACATGAGGGTAGTAATTACCAGTAATAACATAAGACTGTATCCACTCACAAAAAACATCATATAAAGACTGCCCTTCAGGATTAACCTCATTACACCACTCCTTAAAATCATTAGGTAAATCACTATACTCTACAGGCTCACCGTCTACCATAAAAGTAAACTTCTTACCCTTAATAAAAGTAATTTTTTGATTTATTATACTACTATGAGTAGATGATCTTCTAGCTCGTTTAGCTAAATCATTTACATATATATTATCAGAGTCCTGGAAAAACGGCACCCATTTTTGCTCTATATTCTGGTTAGGCTCTTTCTCCTTTTTTATTATAGGAGTAGTTATAGGGTCTGACTTAACACTAGTAGCTTTTATACTATTTATCTTCTTTTGGCTCATCTTTAACCTCTTCTATTTTAACAACATTTGTAAATCCAGCACTATACAACTTTTTTAAGTCTTTTTGGCTAGTTTTCTCAGTAAGAATAACTACACCTACTGAACCAGTTATTTTTTTACCTATAAAAGAAGGCTCTATAATAAATTTTTTCATAAAATCAAATATAAAAAAAATATTCAATGTAGTTTAAATCTAATATAAATAAAAAAGGGGAGCTAAGCTCCCCAATGTTGACTATGCAACTATCCAATCATAAACTAAATTATGCACCGAAAGATACAGTACCAGAACCGCTAGTATCAATAGAACCAACAAATTCACGTACTGGCTGTGCTTGTTTTCCAGCAAAAGTAACAGTATAACCGTTCTGACCTTGCACCTCAGCCTCTAAAACTTCATTAGCGATAGCATCTACATGAGCATCAGTACCCATGATTTCATCATATCCTAATACAAAAGCTTTATTATCATTAGTTTCTTTGTTGTAAGTTTCAAAGATTACAACTAAACCACATGACTCAACATACGAGTTAATACCTTTTGCTTTAACTTTCTCCATTTTTGGAGCAAATAATTCTAAAGAAGTTTCATAAGAAATAGAACCGTTTTCTCTTGAACCTTCTGAAGAGTATGACTTAGTTTCTAGCTCTCCTTCGATTTCATACCATACATCATCTGTAGTGCTAAGCGTTACAGCTGTATATGAATGGTTATCAGTAGAGGCAGTGAAACTAGTAATATCATCTTTATTAATAACGAATACGCGCTTAATACCTCCGCGTCTATTTTCATCGTTACATGCTAGTAAAATATCAGTTGAAATTTCTGCCATTTTAATTAATTTAATGAGTTAAAAAAATGCCCCCCATTAAAGAGGGGCTTTATATCTTAGTAGTAGAAAGAAATTAATTCTCCGAATACAAACTGAGCACCCATTTTGTACTTAGCGATAATTTTCAATAACTCATCGTCATCGTCATTACTTCTAAATTTCAACTGAGAACCAGCATCAGCAACATCAGTACCGATAACTAAGTTATCATCTACAGTGTATACCATCATATTCTTACCTATGTCAATTCCTAAAGTCTGAGAGTTAGGGTTAGCAGCATCAGCTAACTGAGTATCCCATCCAGTAACCTCTACAACAGGAATACCTCTAAAAGTTAGAGACTGTCCATCTTGTAATAATTGAAGTCCTAAAGCATTACCAGTACCTAATTGCTCGTAAGTAGTCATTAAGTTATCTACGATAGTAGCAGTAACTCTAAAAGACTTAGTAGCGTTAGGCATTTGTCTCAATACTTTAGTTTGATTTTCGTAAGCAGACTTTAAAAGCTCGTAAGCTCCATCAGCTACTAAATCTCCATTAGTATCTTCAACACCAGCGATAGTAGTCATTTCAACATACTGTCCTAAAGAAGCTGAATCATCTACAAATAACTGTACAAAACCGTCAAACTGGTTATAGTCAGAAGATGCAGCAGTAGAAGCAGCGAACCATGCCATACGACCATTGTCATCCATGATAGCCTCAGCAACTCTTTTTCTAGCAACTTCACCTACTACAGTATCAGTAAGATCATCAATGTCAGTACCAGAACCGTAAAACTCTTCGAAGATAGTACCGTAAAAAGCATCACCACACTCCTCTAAGTTTACTTTAAGTTTTGCAACTTCTAAAGTTCTATCAGATACGTTAGTAACTCCTCCAGTAGCAGAAAAACCACAAGTTGAGTACTTTCTTACGATTTTCGTAAGAGATGAGTTAAGGTACATATTAGCCTTAACTTTAATGTTAGGGATAACTCTAATCCCTGATAAATCCGAGCTACCCTCTTGAGGTGCAAATAGGATTTCTGTAAATTCCTGTCCAGCGTAAGTAGAAGAAATTGATTGTGTAATAAAATTTGCCATTTTTATAAAAAATTTAATTAAGCTTTATATGAAGATTTTAAAATATTAAGGATAGCAGCACCTAACTCATCAACCTCTTCAACTTTAGCTTCAGGGTTAGATACATCCTCTTTAGCCTCTAGTGGCTTTCTGGATGCTTTAGCTTTATCCAATTCTTTTCTTAATTCTGCTAATTCAGAAGCATGAGCCTCTTCTTTTGCAGATACTTCAGCTTTAATTTCTGCCATCAATTCTGCTTTGATAGCTTCCATATCTACTGAATCATTAGGCTGTTCTGTTACATCTTCAGTAACCTCCTCACTAACTTCTTCAGTAGCCTCTACAGTAGCTTCTACCTCTTGAGTCTCCTCAACAGTTTCTTCTACTTCTTCTACTGCTTCAGCTTTAGGAGCTAACAAATCAGCAACATAAGCCTTTAACTGGTCTAATAGACCTTCTTTGTTTTCAGACATATTCACGTTATTTAATTGATTTACATAATTAGAGGGTACTTTTTCATACCCTTTCTTAGCTAACTCTTTAGGTGATGCATAAGCAGCAATCGCTAAAGCTCCTTCTATTTCACTAATAAAATTATACTCTTTAGCCTCCTCAGCAGTTAACCAGGTCTCATCATCCATCATAGACTGAACTTTCGATAGTTCTAATCCTGTAGCATTAGAATAGATTTTAGCAAGTTTTAAATTAATCTTATCCATTAACTCAGCTTGTTTCTCTAGCTCCTCTGTATATTCTCTGATCTCATCGCTGTTCATACCTGACATAGATACTACGGGCATCCATGCGTTATGAATCATGAAAAAACTGTTCTCAGTCATTACAGGTAACTTATCACCAGATAAAGCTATTATAGTCGCTGCACTAGCTGCTAAACCTTCTATTTTTACATTAACACTAAAAGTAGAGTTTTTAAGAAAGTCATAAATAGCAAGTGCATCAAATACAGAGCCACCTCCACTATTTACAGTTAATTCAATCTCTTTATATCCTGAGCTTTTAACCTCATCGATAAAACTCTTAGCGTCTATACCAAAAGAACCTATCTCTTCGTCTATAGCTATTGATAGCTTATTCTCAATAGAATTATTTATAGAATACCAATTCATCATTACAACATTAGTTATTAATTATTTAATAGATATATAAAAAAATTATATAAAAAAAAAGAGGACTGTAATAGTCCTCTAAACCGTTGTTACAAATTGCTAAGAAAAGCTGTTAATCAAATATAACATTTATTTTTTATCTAAGATGATTTTTTGAATTAAGACTACAGATACATCATACTTTACTGATAAATTATAGTAAATATCTCTCATTTTATTTAACGGATTATTTCGCATTAAGTAGTAATCTTTGATTATGGAAATGTTTCTTACTGCCTTTTCGTCTATTAATCCAGCCTCTAAGAGTATTGTAGCTGCATGTTTACCATCTACAGCATTATCAACATAACTGTAAAGCGTTTTTTCTAAAACATCTACCAGCTCTTTGATCTCTGATGGAAGAAGTTTATCACTCTTTGACGGCATTTTCCACATGATACTTGAAAATTAGGCTCTATTAATTCTTTAAATTTCTGTATAAGGTAATCTAAACTTTTACTATTAGGCATAAGTTTAGCGTAAGTTTTACTTACAGCATCTTTTATAAGTTGCTTAGTTTCCTGGTCTAAGTTTTTAATATTTTCTTCTGGATTAAAGTCTACCATTTTCCTAGAGGACATTTTTCATCTTGCCATATCACTTTATCAGCTAAAGCACATTTACAAATTTTGCATTGAGCTACTCCTCTTTTTTTAAACACGAATAAGTATCTAAAGTTATTTCTTTTTTGAGGGCATTTACTGCATAAACGTAATCTAAGAGATTTAGTTAATTCAGTAGATAAATCGCTACTAATATTTTTTAGTTTTCCGAAAAGGTTAGTTAACCACATAAGACAAATTTAATTTTTTTTTTAGATTAAAATTTTGTTTTAGACATTGTCTATAATATATATCTATATATATCTTTATCTTTATCTTTATCCTTAGCCCCTTGTAAGGGGCTTAGAAGCCCCTTCTATTTAACATAATATTGTTAATAATTCAAACAAAAAAAAAGGGCAAAACTTTTACATCTTGCCCTAAATTATATTAACTATTTACTATTATCCGAAAGTAGCCTCTGACTGAATATTATTAACTTTTATACTTTCTGTAGTGGTATCCGTTGCAACATTTTGCACCTTAATAGCACCTATTGAACTTATAACAGCCTTAGAAATTCTGTTTTCCATATCCGTTAAATCCATGCCAAAATTACCGCTAGTAAATCCACCATTAGCAAAACCAATACTAGATAATGGAGTAGGTTTATTCATTCTCATAGACTCTAAAGCTCCTACTAATTGACCTCCTCTTTGAGACTCTAATACGTGTTTAGGTACTACATATTCACCTTCATGAACAACACCAGCTTGTTTAAATCCTGTACTATCTGGAGAGCCATAACCATCACCAGTATATCCACCTTCAGCAAATCTCTGAGAGGCTACAATACCAGCCTGTACAGCAGACCTAGCAACAGCTAAACCAGTTAATACAGACGCTTGAGAAATACCAGCAGCGCCAAAAGTAACAGCGTTAGCAGGGTTAGCAGCAGCGTTAGCATTAATAGAAGCTATTTCTCTAGCTAAACTAATAGCTATCTGTGCAATTTCTAACCTCTTTTGCTTATTAAATGCTTTTCGCTCTATCTCTTCTCTTTTCTTTTCAAAGTCCTCTTGAGATATTAAGCCTTGTTCTAACTGAGCATCTAAAGCAGCTAGTTCAAGTGTTTTTTGACGCTCTACACGTCTATTACTAACATTTATTAAAGCGTTAGCAGTTTGTTCTGCTAGTGCTATTTTTTGATCTCTTAACTGTTTATCAAACTCAACTTCTAATTGTAATTTTTCATTAGCAGTTTCAGCAAATTGAGATACTTCTTTTTCCTGTTCTTTGTCTCTTAATTCACCTAGTTTTTCACTATCCTTTAGTAAAAAATCAAATCTATCTTTAGACGCTTTTTTGTAGTCATCCTCATTAAACTCAGGGCTATCTAAAGGGTCTTCAATCTCTTCTAACTCTTGGTTAATATCTTCTAATATTTCAACACGTTTAGTATTAGCTGCATTGTTTTTCTTAACCTCTTCTGTGTTCTCCTCAGTCTCTTTAGTGTTAGTACCAAACCTCTTTTCTAAAGCTTCAGCTCTTTTTTCAATTTCCGCTAAAATATCACCCTCTTCTTTTAAATCTTCGTTAAGTCTTCTAGTGCTTCTTCTAAGAGCAAATAGTTCTGCTACTTCTTCACTTCTAAAACTGGCTTGATTAACGTCTGCTAATAGCTGCGCCTGTTCTTGCCATGTTAAATTAGTTTGCTCAAGTATAGCTAATTGAGCCCTTCTAGTTTTAGTTACTTCAGTATCTTTACCTCTTTGGTTAGCAAGCTCGATACTAGTTAATGCTTTTAGTCTTATCTGACCTAATAACTCTTGAGCCTTAATTTCGTCTTTTAATTTATCTCTTTCAATTTCAGCAACTTCAGCAGCTTGTTCTGCTAACTCTTCTTGCTCTCTTTTTAAGATGATATTTTTAATTAATTCTTGATTACTCTTTTTTAAACTTAGCGTTAATTGGTCATTACTAACTTTCTGTAAGTCTTGACCCTTTAATAGCTCAGGGTTTAATATATTTAACTCGTTTAAAAGTTTTAACCTTTCTTCATCACCTTCTTTTAGTTTTACAATTCTACTAGCTAAAGCATTTACTCTAATTCCTTGCTCTTGCATAGCGTCTGATTCAGCGTGTATGTTTTTAGTTAAATCTCCTAATGTAGTTATTAAATCAGTAGCACCCTGTACTATATCTCTAAATAAACCTTCTCCATTTTCACCTAAGTTTAATACAAGCCCTTCCCATGCTGAATTAAGCCTCTTAACATCACCTTCTAAAGTATCTCCTACTATTTTAGCCATGGCTTCAGCAGCACCCTGAGCATTTTTAAGCTCTCTAGTAAAGTTTGCTGTTTTATCAGTGCTATTAGCTAATGTAATCGCAACAGCCGCACCCCTTTTACCGAATAAATCAAGAGCCTTACTAGATGGGTCTGCACTCGCTTTAATTTGATTAAAAGCCTCACTAACACTAATACCAGCCTTTTGAGTATCTAATAAAATATTACGTAAAGCAGTACCAGCAGTAGAAGCATCAAAACCAGCATCAACTAAAACACCTAAACTAGCTGTAGTTTCTTCTAACGTCATTCCAACAGTAGCAGCAACTGGAGCTACAGCACTCATAGCTACCTCAAACTTATTTAAGTCCAAAGCAGATGAGGTAAATGACTTAGCCATAACATCTACTATTCTTTGAGTATCTTTAGCCTCTAATCTAAAACCATTAATAGTAGCAGCAGCAACCTTAGCAGACTGTGCTAAGTCTGAACCTGTAGCCGTAGCAAGTTCTAAAGTAGCCTCTGAAGCGTCTAATATTTGTTGAGTACTAAAACCTAGTTTAGCGTATTCCTCTTGTAGTTTTCCAACTTCTGACGCTGTAAATTGTGTAGAAGCTCCTAACTCTTTTGCAGACTTTTCTAGTTTAGCAAATTCCTCAGCAGTAGCACCAGTAATAGCCTTTACGTTAGCCATCTGCTGCTCAAATTCCGCTACAGTTTTTACTCCATCACTTATTACTTGAAAAAACTTTTGTATAGCAAAAATACCAACAAAAGCACCAGCAATAGAAGTACCTAATCTAGCAAAGCTTTTACCTAGTTTTTTAGTAAAACTATCTAGCCCTAAGATATTCTCCCTAGTAACTAACATTTCACGTCTATTAGCTTTTAGCTTAGTGTTTATCTTAGCTATTTCTTTACCATACTGGTTAAGTGATATAGTACCGTTTTTTAAAGCTTTATTAAGCTCAGTTCTTCTAAGAGTTAACTTTTTAACCTCAGCTTCTAGCTTAGCTAATTTCTTTTGCTGCGCTTCAGTTCCTTGTAAATCTACTTTTATTGCTATAGTTTTTGCCATAATTATTACTTAAATACTTGTTTATAACCTGTACCGTCAGCGTTTTCATTCCATACCTCAATAAGAAAAGCACCATCCTCTATAAATATAGGCTCTAATGTTTCTTCTAAAGCGTTATCATCATCACTATTATTATTACCTTCTTGAGAGCCATCTATATCTACACTACCTAAATTCTCAAACTTGAATAAACTTACTTTAGTTAATTTATTATCTATAGGGTTATAGTCCTCTACACTTTCAATTAAATAGTATCCTTTAGCTTGTGCTGGTGCATTAATATATACCAGTTTTCTAAAATCTAAATTATCAAAATCAGTACTACTTAAATTAAAATAAGCTATTAATCTACCTCCCTCTTCAATGTTTTTTAACATCTTAGAATAGTACCTTTCAAATAAACCAGGATTAGCACTACCATCCTCTCTAGTACCACTTGTAAAACTTAAATTTTGAGGAGCTTCAGTATTATTATAGTCCTCAAATATCCCATAAGGTATAAAGTTAGAAGTTCTACCGTTTATTGAGTAGGTCCTACGATCTCCATTTAACTCATACTGTTCAGCATACTGAAAAAAGAATATTCTAGAATTATACCCGTTTATCCTTTCATCAGGTATAGAGCCATCTGTTAAGTACTCATTCCAGTATTTTAAAGTAGTATACGGTCTCTCATTTAACGGAGTAGCCTCTGTAGCTATATGAGCATAACTAGCACTAAATAAATCTAGTTTTATTTCTGTAGTACCCTCTCCAAATCTTTCAGGTAATACATGGCTATAAGCTCCATAAGTCCTCTTATTTGTATTTTGCCATCCTTTTAGCCATTCATCATTATTTAAATCTCTATAAGAAAACTTTATATCTCGCTTATAAGAGCTTACATAATCTATTTCATACTTATTACCTAAATCTAATTTATTAGACCAGTCTAAAGCCTCTGTAGTAGCCTTAAAAAAAGTATCTCTAGGCTCTAAGTATATAGTTTTAGTTTTGATGTCAGTCCAATAATAAATATTAAACATCCTAGTAAAGTCATTAATAACATCTAATAACTTTATATCATCTGGTATAACTTCGTTTAAATTAAAGCTATCACCTTCTTTTAATTCGTAGCTCCTTTGTGCCTTAAAAAAAGTACCGCTTTTAAAACTAAATCCCTCACTAAATACTTGAACCCAATTATACCCTATACCTATAACTTCTCCAGCTACTAACGGTACTGATATTTCATAAGTAACAGTATAATCTATTGAGGTATCATCTATTTGAGTTATTTTAGTTTGAGCGCCTTTTACAAAAGAAAACTGATCTATAACAGTTATCTCTAGTTGTAAATCATCTCTACTACCCCATAAAGTGAAATTACCAAAAGTAACATCAATAGTAAATACATATCTACCAGTAGAAGGTACTGTATAATATCCTGTACCTGTATTGTAATTTCCATTAGTATCTTCATTAGGAGGAGTACTATCATCATCAAAAATAAATCTACCATTACCAGTAGTAGCTACATTAGAAGTTAAACTAGCTCTAGTTTTAGATTGATCTACTACACTTTGAGATACCCTCATATCTCCATTTAAATCACAAGCTAACTTCTTTATATCAGCATCATCTAAAAAAGTACTACTAATCTTATACCCTAAGCTATTTAAACCTCTTTCTAATAATCCTTTTAAATAAAAGCATGGGTAGTAATCTTCTACCTGAGTATCATTATTAGGACTCTGACCTCCTCTCGATATATATGGATAGCAATGGTCGTAAGTTGGATAACTTCCAAAATTACCAGCTCTAATACCATCTACATTATATACTTGTGCATTATTTGCATAAGTTGTTAAGCTATTAAGTTTTAGTTCTGCTGCTTGTTTAACCCAATCAATATTATTACCAAAAAATACTAACTCAAAACTATCTACCTCAAAACCATTATAGACTCTACTAACCTGGACAAAACCTTTTTCAACTTGATTACCGTTAACCATAATAATACATGGTTTACGACCTAAAGCATCTCTAAAATCCTTTCTGCTATTTATATCGTCTACATTAGATAATAAAACAGAGTTATTTTTAGTGTTAGGTACTTTAAATGTTTTAGTATAAGTACCTGTTCTAGATTTAAGATTATCAAGATTTACAATACCCTTAGTAATAACTAATGGGAAGTCATTAAAGTTTTCTAAATCAAGATCACCTAGTACATTATTAGTACTATCTAATATTCTTATAATAACTTCATTCATCCTCTTAGTCCTTTTGTAGCGTTAGCAAAGCTGTAAACTAATTTAAATTGAATAGGAACGTTTTTTTCATTTCTAATTAGCTTCGTACCATCCTCTATAATAATAGGATAATATTTACTATTTTCTTCAATCCATGCCATTTTATTAATTAACATGGTAGATAAAAACTCATAATCTTCAAAGCTTATACTATCTGTAAATATCTCAAAAGTACTATTAGATATATTCTCTATAACACTAACACCTCTTTTTTCACTGCTGTAAGTATTACCTATTGCTTTAGTATATGTTTTAGAGTTATGTGTTAAAGACTCTATTTTATTGCCTTTAAACGTGTAAGAATCTTGTTTACCAAACTTATTAGCCCAATGTACTCTAACATCACCATCACAACCATGAACTATATTAAATCTTCTTAACTCAGAAGCTACATTTGAACCCTCTTTTAATTGAACAGTATAATACGCTACATTAGTTAAGCTTATACCCTCATTTATTAGGTTAGAAGTACCAACACCAATAGATAAATAAGTTTCTTGTATGTAATCAGCACCAGAATAGTTATTATTCCACTCAGTAACATTTATATAATCAGTATTTAACAAAGCATCACTAGAATTATAAGTCAATACCTCTAGTTTAAAATCAAAAGTTACAGGACCATTATAACCGTTTAAAAGCCCTAAATACTCACTAGCTCCTAACTCTATTCTTTTAGTTAATGGTGCATCATTTAAAAACTTTCTATCAGCAGCAGTTAATTGATAATCTGATACATTAGAAGCACTCATACTATAATTACTATAATCATAATGACTTAATGTCCAATTATAAGCATTTACAGAGTTAACTACATCTGATATACCACCTATCCAAAAATCATAACTAGTATTATTACTGTCATCAGGGTCATAAGTAGTAACTATTAAACCACCAGTTAAAACTACCTCATAAACCTTAACAGTAATATTCTCCATTCTACCACTGTTATTAGTAGGCTGAATTACGCCTGTAGAGCCTAAAGTTTTTAACTCAAAACCTATATTATCTTGAATTATATCACTTATATTAACTGTAAAATCAGTAGTACTTCCTATGT